TACTAAATATACTACTAAAAGTATTGATCACGTAAATGCTACTTCTGCACCAAAACCCCCACCAAAATCACTATTGCATAAAATTGGTAATCAATATTGTAATGGAAGCGCTGGGAATGGAAGTGCTGGGAATGGAAGCGCTGGGAATGGAAGCGCTGGGAATAGAAGCGCTGGGAATGGAAGCGCTGGGAATGGAAGCGCTGGGAATGGAAGCGCTGGGAATGGAAGCGCTGGGAATGGTTTATTAAGAAATCTAGATAATGATAAAATAGAATTGGAAAAAGAAGCAAAAAAATCCTCACGTATTTTCATTATCTTAGGTATTGCTTTATCTGTTATCTTCTTAATAATAATTTTATTGAAAATTTTTACAAACTATATATAGATGTATAGATATACTATTGCAACTATTTATATTTTATATGGTATCGTCAAGATTATCTTAGCACTTTCTTTATTTGTAACTCAGATGCAAAAACTACCAGGATTTCGATTACTTAAAGATAGTTATAGTGATAAAACCGTTGCTGGTAGATTCTATGAATATATACTGGTTGCATTAGGAATATATACTATTGCTTATGGTCTTTCAATTTTAAGAATTTTACCAAATTCAATTACTAATATTATTGAATATAGACATACTGAAAATATCATCTTTTTACTATTTGGTACTATGATGGTAATCTTTTACTCACTTGTTTTATATACAAATCTACCTATAAGTAAGGATCCAAATCACATTAAAAATTACAAATTACTTGGTTTCTGGGGTGGTATTCTCTTTTTAATTACTCCATTTGTAATCGAAGGCGTTCTATATAGTTATCCAATATTTAGAACTTTGAATAATGAAGAAAAAACTACATGGGTATTAGGAATTATATTATTATTAGCTGTGGTTGCTGATATAGGTTTTAAAATATATAAATCAGCGCAATGAGATAGATATATGTGAAAATATGATAGCCAATATTGCAAATATTATTGCAATGTAGCTATAAGTATTCAATTTATATAAATATATTAAATTTCCAAACAATATAGCTACACATAAAGATACCATATAACGAACTATTCCCACATGGTGTTCTGGAAGAATATCATGATTTAATAAATACAAACATGCTATTATTCCCAAATATAATATAGCTACAATTGAAAGGTATTTAGCGCAATCCGATTTTTGTGCCTTTTTTATAAAATACAATGCTAACATGTCACAAATAACTATTAGAATAATTAATAGTATTGAAAATACATAATGATTCATCTATATTTAAATGACTTTTTCTTTTTCTAGAGCCTCTTTCAGTGTTATTTGACTTTCATCCCACATAATTACTTTTGTGTCTTTTGTAAATTTACGTGCATATATACAAGGTGTCTTCAATATTATATATATCAATTCCTGATAACTGATGAACTCATATAGTTTTGGACTAGATACTGATAATTTATCTAATTTATCCATTCTATATCTATAATTAATATCATGCCAATGCGTAAAAGTTGTTCCTTGAATGCCATCCTCTCCATCTTTTTTCTTTAAACATGAAATTTGTCTTATTTCATTTTTTGGTGTTTTATAATGTTGAATAACTGTTAATGTTGCACATTCATCTGGTGCATGAATATTTGCAAACCATTCAATATATTCGTCGTATTTATCTACCAATAACTGAGCATGGGATCTTCTAAGAACACACCATTGATGATGAAAGCCTACATCATCTTTATCAATACCATACTTTAGTAATTCATCAAAACGCGGAAATCGTACTGTCATATTAAATTGACTAAAAATGCTCTTATTGTTTTTCTCTAAAAATTTAATTGAGTTTTGAAATGATTTAATAGGTATGCAATTTCCACTAATAAAACATAATCTATCTACTTCCGGATCTTTTAAGCATTCTTTTAAAGTATTTACTTGCGCTTTTACTATCGAATAATGACCCCATCGAGTTTCAACTCTTGGTACAACTGTTGCACTATTAATTATTTTTAAATTTGGAGCAATAAACTTTGATAAATCTACTTTTGTATGAATTGCTATTTTATATCTATTCTTCGGTATCTTTTCAAAAAATTGTTCCCAAATTGTATCTGTCGGGAATTCATCTTTTAATAAAATACAATACCCTATTTTACGCACTCTGCGATGTATTTTTACTAAAATAGTAACTATTATTACTGTTAATATTATAATTGTAAGTAATAATAGTTGAATCATAAAAATTACTTTATCAGTACCCATTAATAAATAGAATTATTTTATTTAGATAATATCAACATAATAATATCCATAATGACGAAGTCTATTTTTATATCTAATTGCCTCCTGTTCTACTGTGCCAAATAAATGTATTCTTCCGTGTTCTTTTACTTTTTCTACAAAAAACATTGCATCTTCAAATTCAATACAATCTAATGCATAGTATAATGCAATCTCTGGTTTGTCTATCCATTCTATGCCAGTTTTATCAAGTATGATATGTTTAATAGTATCTGAACGTCTCTTTGGAATTTCTATGTTCCATTTTGTATGTTTAATTGGTGATTTATTTGCTATCGGAACCTGGATCGCAACTTCTTTATGAGACATTGTCATTTTTATAGATGCGCGATTTACTGAAGATCGTAATTGATACATAATAATGTCTCCGATTTTTATTTTTATCAAAAATACTGATGCAAAAAGTATTTAAAGAAATATTCACTTAAATATATAATGCAAAATGATCTCACATATTATACATATCGCCGATATTCATATTCGTCATGGTGATATTGAACGCTCTAGATATAATGAATATTCATATGTTTTAAATAATTTTATTAAATCTATCAAGGAACTTGAATCTGTTAAAAATGGCACTGCAATTACTGTTATTTGCGGTGATCTATTTCACAATAAAGGTAAAATTGATACTCCTGCTGCTAAACTCTATTTTACGTGGATGTCTCAACTTCTAGAGTTAACTGATGTTGTTGTTATTTGTGGTAATCATGATTATAAACAGGAAGATTTGGAACACCCTGATATGATTGATGTGTTTACTTCGCCTTTTATTAGAAATGAAAATCATACATTACATTATTTCAAAGATACTGGAATTTACAATATTGATAATATTTGCTTTGGTATGGTCTCTATTAAAGATATCCTAAAAGCAAATAATACATCAGGATCTATTGAATTAACTGAATATCCAGATTTTCCTACACCTGATGCCGATGCTGATGTAAAAGTTGCTTTATTCCATGGGTGCAATTTTCCGATTGATTGGTTTAAAGAATATAATGTGGTAACACTCGGTGACAATCATAAACAGACTATTGATAAAAATATTCAATATAATTATAATTGGGGGTATTCTGGGTCTTTGATTCAGCAAGATTTTGGAGAATCCATGAATGGTCATGGATATCTACTCTGGGATCTCAAAAAATTTACTGCTACTTCTGTTGATATCTATAATCCTTTTACTATGATTACTATACGAAAAATTAATAGTAAATTCTTTCTTATAAATCAAAATGAAAAAATAGACCTTGAAGAATCTATGTTTCTTCAAAGCTTTCCAAATCAACCGCGCATTCGATATATTGGTAAAATAGATGAACAAACAGAACTCATTCAATTTTTAAATAGTCATGAAATTAATCCTAAAGATATTTATGTAAACACTCCTACATTTTATGGATCTGATAATGACCAAAAGATTACTGGAGGTGAAATTGAAAACGAAGAAGATGGTGGAAGAATTAATAATATCATAAATCAAATCTCTGATTTAAATAATCCTAATAAATGGATTGATTATCTTAATACAATTGGCATATCTGATAGTATTATTAAATCATGGATTATTGATCCAAAATTAATGAAAATAAATTCTAATAATATTGAACTATCAAATGATGTTCATAAAAGAATAATTGATCGTATCGCTAAATTGGATAATCTACTTGATGAATACAATCAATCTCTTTCTAAAACAAATAATGTTAATAAATGCCATATTGTACTTCAAAATATGTCATGGGACTATGTTCTATGTTATGGTGCAAATAATCACTTTGATTTTACAAAACTTGAAGGAAAGGTTGCTCTTCTCAATGGTCGCAATGCATCTGGTAAATCTGCTTTCTTAGATATGCTATGCATTGGTCTTTACGGTGAACCTTCTAAACAACGTAATATGCAAAATAAAAAACTTACTGGAAAAATGATTCATGATCATCGTCCTAAAGATAATTCTATGAAAGTTAGTATTCTTTTCAAATGTGAAGATGTTCTTTATGAAATTCATCGTACATTTGGTCAACAAGATGCATGGGCTCGCAGTATTAATGCTTCTATTTGCACTGTCGATCTCTCTAATTCTACTAAGACTATAGTTTGTGAAGGATCTACATTGGTTAATGATTGGGTAAATAAACATTTTGGTACTCTCGATGAGATTCTAATGAGTACTATTATTTCTCAAGTCGATATCAGTAATTTCTTTTATATGAAATCTGAAGAACAAAAAGCTATTCTTGATAAATCATTGAATCTTGAATCAGTTGGATACTTTGCCAAGTTTCTTCATGAATGCATTCTTGCTCATAAAGATATTATTGATTCTGTTACTACCGTTATTAATACTATCTATGGTATCACTAAAGAAAAAGCAAAAACTGCGGGTGGTGGGAGTGGTGGGAGTGGTGGAAGTGGTGGTAGTGGTGGAAGTGGTGGGGGAAGTGGTGGGAGTGGTGGGAGTGGTGGGAGTGGTGGTAGTGGTGGGAGTGGTAAAGGAACTAAACAAAAGATTGAAAACCTTGAAACTGAAATTGCTAATAAATCTGAAATTCTAAATACTAAGCGTAATGAACTTGAAAAACTTATTGGTATTATTGGTTCAAATTACACACCTTCTGATATCAATGAATCATCTATTTCTGATTATGAATCTGAACTTAAAAAAATTAATAGATCTATCAACTCATTTGATATGGATACTTCTAATATTGATTCTATTCTTATAGAAGTTGCTATTAAAGAAAATGATCTCAATGCATTACTAAATGAATTCTCAAAATTATCATTTATTGATTCAGAATCAAAAAAAGATAATTATTTAGATTCTCTTGAGTCTTTTAGTTCTCAATTAAATGCAATTCAATTTGAATTATCTAGAGAAGTTATTAGTAAAAAAGAAAATGAGTATAAAACATGGGCTAATAAGCAAAAAACTGATTGGCTATCTAATATTGATGAAATGACTAAATGGTTATCTGAATCAAATAACACACTTGCAGATCTTAAAAATAAATTGTCAAAGTGTTCTGTTGATGAAAATCCTAAATATCTTAAACTAAATGCAAAATATACAGAATTGTCAAATAATCCTGTAGTACTATCCATGACTGAAAATGAGTTGTCTGAATGGTCTTTCAAATATTCAAAATGGAAAGACTTAGTAGACCCTGTTTCTGCAGATAATTTTAATTCCAGTGAAGAACTCAAATTAGAAATTGATAAATACAAAGACTATATTGAAAGTCATAATAAGAAGACTGAAAAGAAACAAAAGATATCAAAGGATCTGGATGATTATCAAAAAGAATTAAAACAAATGGAAGATTTACCATATAATCATGAATGCTGGGCTTGCAATAAACAACCAATGCAAGTTCGTAAAAAACAGCTTCTTGGATTTGTAGCTACAAGTCAAGAATCTCTTTCCAAAATAAATAAATATTTGAATAAACATAATAACATTACTGAATATCAAAATGAACTTGAAAAACTTAATAAACTATATGATAAACGTAAGTATTATGAAGATACTAAGGATATTTATAATGAAAATCAAGCCAAATTCTTAGAATCTGATAAAGTTCTTCTCAAATATAAGCAATGGAAAAAAGATTTAAAATCAACTGAAATCCTTCTTGATGAAATTAAATTTAATATTAAGATTACAAAAGGATCACTTCTTTCTGAAATTGAAAATTTAGAAGGCGAAATTATTAATATTAATGTTTTTATTACTGAATCTTCAAAATATATTGAAATGAATAAACTAATTGCATCTGAAAAACATAAATATGTACTTTATGATGATCTAGAAAGTAAGATTCATAATATTAAGAATAACATTAAGTATAAAGAACTTGAATGTAGTATTAATGAAAAACAATCTCTTCTTAATCAACTCAAAGCAAATACTGAAAAATTTAAAGAATATAAGTCTAATTTAAATAATAAGATAGAACTTGAAAAGAAGATAGCATATATTCAATCTAGAACACTTAAAAAGACTATTAAAGAATTGAATTCTGAAGTCCAAGAATACATATCAGAATATGGAGTTGCTAAAAAGTTATCTATTGATTCTGATGATACACAAGAGAAATGTAACATTCTTCAAGAGTATCTAGAAATCTTAAAGATTAAAAAAGAAAAATTAATATTATTTGAATCTAAATTTATAGGTAATACATCATCTGATGATGATGAGACTAGTTATAAAGAATGGATCTATAAAACTCATGTTATTCCATTGCTTGAATCTGAAGTTAATAAATTCTTAGAACCAATTGATAATATTCGATTGAAGATTTTATATAATGGAAAGTCAATGGTTCATATGATTCATGATCGTGGAAATCTTCCCACACTTGATATGTCTTCTGGTTATCAAAAGTTTATTATTGCTATTGCATTGCGATTGGCACTTTCTAGAATTGGTGCTGTTGGGCAAAATATTCGTCATTTGTATATGGATGAAGGATTTACCGCTTGTGACTCTTTCAATCTCGAGAAATCCAATCTAATTCTTAAAAATATTATGAACTACGGGAATTATCATAGCATTATTATCATGTCTCATCTTGATATTATTCGGGATATTGCGGATACTCGCATTGATATCATAAGAGGTAATAATGATCTATTTTCTGAAATTAAATCTGGATCACCTTATCCAAAACTAATCAAAAATAAAATTGAAGGAAAAGAAATTAAGAAAAAAGGCCGACCTTCTAAATCTTCTAAGTAGTCATTGTTGAGATGTTGAGATGGTTATAATGGTGTTCTAGAATCAAATTGTTTTTCTCTGATCCATACGTTTGCTATTATTTTTGTTCCACTTAATACTGGTGTTCCTGCATGTAATGCTTTTGGGTGGCATTTCTTTTCTGTTATGTCCATTGGGTGAAACAAAATTCCTGAACGTTTTGGTGGTTTTATTTCTAGATTTAATTTTGGGAATTTTGTAGCTCCACCTTCAAAATCATCTGAGAGATAGATTACACATGTTCGCAATCTATTACCTAAATCTTTTCTGAAATTTTCACACGCTTCTGTATCGTCACAGCATGAATCATGATGTTCATTATAATATCCACTTGGTCCATATTTAACTATTTGTAAGTCTTCACAATTATTTATGTCTTTTCCTGTTTTCTCACATACTCTTAAAATAATATTTCGAATCACTGGATCATTCTTTGATAACCATGCTGTTTTACTATCTCTTGCTTTTTTAATTACTTCATTTCCAGTTTTACCTGAAACTACTGTGCTATCAACAAAACGATTTTCTGATTTTTCGATTATATAATCTTGTTCTGATTCTGTTATTAATTCTGGTAAAACTTCTGGCATTATATAACCAGTATCATTTGATGCAAAGAGATTTTCAAATAACTCTATATTTTTTGATGCATATTTTATAAACACTAAAATTCCTAATAATATTACTAATAGTACTGATATAATTGGCGCTACAAAGTTAAATAGATCATATAAATTAAATGCTTTCTTTACGCCTTCAAATTTCATCCTCTATATAAAATTTGATATAAGTATTTTATAATTATTTAATATAATGTCTGAGTCTGAAACTGGTTATTTAAATTTGATTAAAAGTATATTAAATGATGGAGAAAAACGTATCGGACGTAATGGAACAACAATTTCCATATTTGGTGCTCGTACTGAATATAATATTTCAAATTTAAATTATCCATTGCTTACTACTAAAAAAGTATTTTTTCGTGGTGTTGTTGAAGAACTATTATGGTTTCTAAAAGGTTCTACTAATGCCAAAGAACTTCAAGATAAAAATATTCATATCTGGGATGGTAATACTTCACGCGAATTCCTTGATTCTATGGGTCTCAATAATCTCGAAGAAGGTCTTCTTGGACCTGGATATGGATATCAATGGAGAAGTTTTATGGGAAATTATCCCGTTTTTAATGGAACTGATCAACTTAAATATGTTCTTAAAGAACTTATCAGTAACCCAAATGGGCGTCGAACTATCTTATCTGCATGGAATCCAGCTCAACTATCTGAAATGGCTTTGCCTCCTTGTCATATGACTTATCAATTCTTTGTTGATAATGCTAATGCTCTTAGTTGCCAAATGTATATGAGATCTTGTGATGTTGCTGCAGGATTACCATTTAATATCGCTTCTACAGCTTTATTTACCATTATACTAGCACATGTGTTAAAATTAAAAACAAAAAAAATAATCATTGTATCTGGTGATACTCATATTTATGAAGAACATACTAATAATGCTAAAATTCAAATTACAAGAACACCACTTGATCCTCCTACTCTTAAAATAAATAAAGCTTGTGAAATAGAAGTCTCTATTAATAATGTTGATTCTATTATTCAATGGATTGAATCTTTGAAATTTGAAGACTTTCAATTAATAAATTATAATAATCATGGTACTCTTTCATATAAAATGGTTGTATAGTTTGATATAAAGCTTCTTTTATTATCTAATCTATATTATGATCAATCCATATAATCTATTAGGTGTAACTTATAAAACACCATTAAAAGATGTTAAAAAAGCTTATTACAATATGGCTCTTTTGCTTCATCCTGATAAAGGAGGTAGTCCGGATGAGATGATTATTCTACAAAATAGCTACAATTGGATAAAATCAAAATTAGAAATTATTGATGAAAGAGGTGATAAGACTATTGAAGTTGCAGAAGATGAATTTAAAGCATTTTTAGATGATCAAGAATCAAAACGTCCACCTCGAATCAATGCTATTTTTGCTGATTCTATTGGTTTTTGTTATGAGGATTTCTTTAAAAAATATGAATCTATTGAGAATGATCTTAAAAATCCTATGACTATGCCAATTATTTATGATTTAGTATTAGCAGAATTATATAATCGCTCATTGAAACCTGAAAGTGAAATATATAATGATGAAATGTGGTGGAAAATCATTGATTTGCAAGTTGAAATAATATTAAAAAATAGTAATAAAGATCCTGATGTTAATATATGTTATGCAAGTGTTCAACATGGATATGGTGATGCAATGATTCATAAAGAAGAAGCCGAACTTGTCAAATTTGAGAAACTTGATATTAAAGTTTATCAAGAACCCGAATCTATCTTCTTACCTTCACAAAGTCTTGCACAAAGCATTGAAACTACTTCTAAATTAGACGATTATACATTGAAAACACAAAATTTATATATGTGTGATTACAAAAAAGCGTATACTGAATTAGAGAACCCTGAGAAAGATTCTCAGTTTTCTTATCTATTTGACGGAACTGCTGATGAACCTTTTGAATCCAAACTTGAAAAAAGAATTAATGATCGAGAAATTAATTAGTAGATGAAACTGGGCATAGAAATGGTGGATTTTCTATATAAATTATATTTATTTTTGCTTCTTGTAACATTGTTATTGAATATTGAAAACTTAGTCCCCAATTTCTTGATGAGAAATCTGGTTTTTTAGTTACTATTGTTTGTACACCTGATTGTATTAGCATTCGTGTGCATTCAGCACATGGAAACATTGTGATAATTGCTATAGAATCTTTCAATGGTGTCCCATGTCTTGATGCATTTGCTATCGCGTTTCTTTCTGCATGTTCTACCCATGAATATTTTTGTGGTCTATCCCATCGTTCTTCTATTGTTTCATCAATACCTCGCGGCATTCCATTGTAACCCATTGTCAATACTTGATAACTATCTGGTGCTAAAATTATTGTACCTACCTTCGTCGCTGGATCTTTTGAAAATATATTCGCAAAACTAGTTGCCAATTCATAATATTTTTCAGCCTTATCTTGTCTCATTGTTGTTATTCTAATTTGGTTTTATTTATATCAATTTTTACAAATTATCTAATGCTGTTTGTATAAGTACATGTAGTAATTCACTATCATTATTAGTTTCCCATTCTTCTGTTGTTTTTGGAAGTTCAATTATTTTATTTTTCTTCTTTTCCAACTTTTTAAAAAGTTCTAATAATTTTGTTGAAGAAATCTTATAAGTAAAATCAACTATTCCCATCTTAATATAGCCAATGAGTTCTTCTTTAATTACATATTTCTTTTTATAAGTAAACTCTGTTGTTGATCGTATTTCTTTATACTCTTGTTTACCTTTCATTAATTTTTTATATTTGAATACTTCTTTAATTAGATTTGGCTTATTTAATACATACTCATATGCTTTTACCTTTTCTATTGTTTGAGTAACTGGTAATCTGTTTGGCATCTCAGAAAGTATTGTATACCATTCTTTAGTTTTATCTTCAAACGTTGATTTTGATTCTAAAAAGTATGGAATTATCAAATCATTTATTTCTTTAACTGTCTTCTTGTCTTCATTTGTAAATTTTGTTCTTTTTATGTCTTTGTCTTTGTTTTGGTCTTTGTCTTTGTTTTGGTCTTTGTTTTGGTCTTTGTCTTTGTTTTGGTCTTTGTCTTTGATGATACTTGTTGTACTACTAGATGATTTACTCTTATTATTAGATGTTTCATGTGTTTTTATTAATTTTAATTCTTTTATCTTTTTATCTCTATCTTCTGCTTCTTGTTGTTTATTACTGTTTTCTAATATTTTTGAATAATCTTTTACTATTTGAGTTGATGACCGACAACCAATATAGTAATAAATTCCAGGTCCCACATCTTTCATTATATCACTTAGCTTAAATGATCTATACTTTAATGTATTATAGCTTTCTAATTTTGAAGCAGGTTTATATAGATTTCCTCTATATATTTCTTTGTGAATTTTTGCACTATAATCGATTGGCGAATCAATCATTCCACTATATTTTAAACATTTATTGTTGCCTAAATTAAATTCATATTCTGGAAATGGTATTGTAATTTTATCATGGTTAATTGGTTGAAAATTATCAATCGGATACACACCTGATTTTACAATGACTGTTTTTCTTTTATCAAATGATAAAAATAGATCTGTTGTAATTTCTGGTACATTTTCTCCTGGTAAATATGCACGGATAGTATGTCCTATCTTATTATATAGTAAATTTTTATACTTTATTGGATCAGATAAATAATCTAAATTATTTTTATCATTAAATACATCAAAGAAATCACATACTGTATTTAGATAATTTGGTTTTGAACAAACTGGAAAAACTATCAATACTTTATTCTTAGGCATTATAAATCTTTTATCAAAATTTATTACATTCTCATTTCCATGCCCACTTATTATATAAATTTTTTTCGCATCCTTATTTTTTAAAATTGTAGCTACACTATCTATTGAATCAGATTTTGTTTCCGTGTCTTCTGTAATTGGTATCTCATTCTTAAGCATTAATTTATACGCTGGTACAAGTTTGTCTTTTTTCAAACATGTTTCTAATGCGGTTCTTTGACTTTTATCTTTTAATATTTGATTACTTAATTCAACCTTTGATTTATTTAAATCTTCTATTTTATCATTCAGTTCTTTAATATAAGATTCAATATCTGATGATTTTTTAACTTCTTCTTTCACTTTCTCAAACCGCTCTTTATATATCTTTTTAACATCTTTAATCTCTTCTTCAATTTTATTACATTCTGTCCTGTCCTCTGGTTTCATTAGTATTTTTTCAAGTTTAAACTCTTCTTTCAAATCATCTAAGCATTTTTTAGCTTGTTTATTACATATTTCTTTCAAATCAAACTTCTGTTTTTCTTTAACTTCATTTAACTTTTCTTTTAATTCTTTTTTAAGATTATCCTTACATTGTTTGTCTTTCTTTGGACAATCGTTTATAAGATCTTTATATTCATCTTTTAAGTCTTCTATTTCTTCAATATAATCATCTTTTATTAGTTCAGTACATTCTTTCTTTTCATTAATACAGTCTTCTTTTTTTCTATCTATCTTATCCTTTATCTCAGCTTCTTTCTTCAATCTATTTTCATGAAGAAGATTTAAACATTTATCTAATTCTTTTGATAAATAATCTGTTTCTTTTAGTACTTCTTTATTAATGTTTTCTTCTAAAACATTTATGTCATTTGCAATTTTTGTTTTATATCTATTCAGTTGTGTACGTTTGTCATTTACTTGATATTCAATTCTTAACTGCTCTCTTATTAAATCTTTGAACTCATAATCAGACATAGGAACATTTATATCATGAAATATTGGATATGCAAAAGATCTAATATCTTTTTCACGATTTAAGTAACTAATTTGACCTGCAATGTCATCTAGAAATTCTAGTTTTCCTTTTTCAGTAAATTTACCATTTATATCTAAATATTTTTCTGATAATTCTTCAAACGTTTCTGGTAATTGTTTTGATGGCTTACGAATTAAATTTAACAATTTCATCATGTCAACTGGATCATCTGTATAAGGTGTTGCTGTCATAAGAAGTAAACGTGCACTTTCATTACCTGATTTTTCATATGAATTCAACAACATTTTCTTTATCGAATCTATATCTGGTTTCTCTGCTCCTGATACATCTGGTGCATATAACTTATGTGCTTCATCTATAATTATTAATGTTTTTCGAAGTGGATCTTCTTTGCCATTTCGTTTAACTAAATCTTGATATAAAGTATTCTTTCCTCCAATCATATTACTAAATTGTTTATATGATAAAGGTGTAAACCAACCATCAGAAATCAAGCGATTTCTTGCAGCGGTTGCCTCTGGTATTTTCATGCCTTTTTTCATATAATCTTGAACTACTAAACTGCAAACTTGTCCAAACATATTTTTCCATACATCTCCTTTTAATGTATGACGAGTGACATATATAATAGTATAGTTATCTTTCTCAAATGACGTTGATGCTGTTGCAATAGCAGTACATGTTTTTCCAACGCCTACTCCATGAAACAATAACATACCTTTTTGAGATGATTTAGATGTAAAATAGTTACGTATAAAGTCTTGTGTTGGAGAAAATTCAACAATTGTTGAACCTTTGACATTACCAACAGATGGTGAAAGACATCCATTCTCTATTTTTGTTTGTGGCCATTTATATTTTCCAAACTTTTCTCTAATCATCTTTTGTGTACTTTGATATTTTGATAATTGTTTACCTCCTTGAAATAATTTATCAATATAGAACTCTTCTGTATCTGTTTCAATCTTGAAGTTATGTATATTATTTGTTAAGTATCTATCTACGGCACCTAGAATCACAGTTTTCTCTAATTCATTTGCAAAGTTTAATTTACGAGGATCAATGCTGCTATATTTTAAGAACAATTCAAAGAATGTTTTTGCTGGTTCTAGATATGGTAAGTTTTTTAATATAAATTTACGTATTTCTTTTGGTATTGTTGTTTCATAACGGTACACTTCTAGTGGCCAACCTCTTAAAGAATTGAATTGAATTCCTTTTTGTCCACAAAATCTTGTTGCACGTCCTATAGCCTGTTTTTGATCTGATGGTGTTAATATGGGTTCAAAAATATGCACATATTTAATATCAAATAAATCTACTCCTTCTCTAAAACCAGAATCAAGAATGATAATGCGTATCTGTTCTCCATGATTATTTTCTGGACGAGCATTAAAACGCCCCAATAATTCTTTGCGAAAATTTACACCAACTTCTTTATAAAAAAATGCTGATGATGTTAAAGTTGCAAAACAATTACTTTTATTTTCTGCTATTGTTTTATTATCAATTGTAAAAGATTGACCACGAGCTGTCTTTGTTAACTTATATGCGTGAAAATAGCCATTTGATTTTAACGCAGACGCAACTAATTTCACACCATAATTATTCTTAATATCCGAATAAATAAAATGTTTAAATAACATACCTTTTTCTTTTAGATCTTTATCATCTAGCTCTCTTATGGTTTCTAGTAATTTATTTAATTTTGGCGCTATTTTACTTATGTCATTTGCTGTTTCATACGGATTGAATTCTGGATGATCAAACTTATTCCTATTATCTATTTTTCCAAAATTAGCTTTCTCTTTTATACAGATAGAGATCTTGTCTTTATCTTTTTTACTTAACATCAAAGTAATCTATTAATAGTTCTTATTTTATTTTTATTTAAAAATGTATCTTAATTTTTAATTTAAAAATGTATCTTAATTTTTATTTAAAAATAAGCTCATTATTAATTAATAATGACATCATTTCATGGAAGAATTCTTGAATTACGAAATAAT